TCCGAAGTATGACAACCTATCCAAGGCCACCTACTTCAAGTCCAAAGTCGGTACGCGGACCAAAATATTCTCGGGAGCGGTCAAGTTCGAAATCCCCACACAACTAACTCTCGATGCGGAGTATCTTGGCGGTAGTGCTTCTAATAACGCCATGCAGAACAACTCCGTAACGGTGGGAACCCCCGGACTTGGTTTGCGCGAGGGATATTTCAAGTCGCCATCTGTCGAGCATACTAACGGCATGATGCAGGATTCCTTGGGGGGTAAGGGCGTTCTCCCTAACGACCCGAAATCCATCCATCGCCAGATTCACGAGCAGTGCAATACCGAGCTTTGGCGTCATATGCCTATCGAGATGTTCTCGGGTGAGGCTGCCCAACAGTCCATGTATACTTACAACGAGGACTTCTTCCTGGGTGATTTCGTGCAGATCCAGAACGAGTTCGGACAGCAGGACATCGCTCGGGTGACCGAGTATATCCGTACATCCTCAGACTCGGAGGGGGACGTCTTCTACCCGACGTTCGAGTCCTTGTCCGATATTCAGAAGTCGAAACCGGGGTTGAACATCACATGACAGAGAAATCAGGATTCTTCGTCTCCATCAATGGGGACCGGAAGTACTCCGCTGACGACTTCGGCCGCATGTTCGACGGAGTCATCTCGGACGGTATATTCCAGAACTGGGGTCGAGGCTACCAGGTGGCCAAGGGCTCTGGACGAGAGATCATCGTACAGTCTGGTCGCGCCTGGTTCAAGGGGCACTGGATTGAGAACGACGCGAACAAGGTCTACGCGCTTACCGAGGGCGCTACGGACGGCGATCGTTACGATGCTATAACCCTCAGGGTCGACAAGACGCCTAGCGTTCGCTCCGCTGGTACCCGTGTTATTCAGGGAACTTCGGGGGGCGGTGTTCCACAGCCTACCCAGACGAACGACACCTTCGAAGTCATCGTCGCCTATATTCGGGTCCCCAGGGGAGCCAAGACGAACGCGGACTTCGAAGTCACGGACTGCCGCGGTAGGGTTGGCGCTCAGTATGCTCAGTGGGCTCAGAGTGTCATGCAGCCCAAGCAGATCGCTCTGAACAACAAGAACGATTTCCTCAACGCCTTCAACAACGACCCGAATCTTAAGCGAGTCATTACTCGTGGCAACAACCTGGGCAGGGTCATGACGCCAGCCCAGAAGGCTGCCATTCGAAACGGGACGTTCGACGGCTTGTGGCTGGGAGACTACTGGCAGTACAACGATAATTCCTGCAAGTGGATCATCGTCGACTTTGACCGGTGGCTGGACTACCCGAATGGTGAGAATCAGCATCGCATCACGGTCATGAGCGACCGGAACCTCGGAATCGACAATATTGGTACAGAGGGTTGGTGTCAATACGGCTGGAACGGCTCCAAGATGCGACGGGACTATGCCAACGGCATGGTGCGGTTCTCCACGCTCACCCAAGTATTCGCCATGTCGGACTTCAGGACATTCCCGGTTCTCGAGCCGCATGAGTACGAGAATACCGGGAATCCCTGGGAGCGAACGGAGAAGAGCTGGGAGTGGGAGTACCCACAACTCACCATTCCGTCCGAGTTCGAGATGTTCGGATCATATCTTGTGCACAACCGCATTAACGGCGACACACACACTATCGGTCCCATCTCGCGTCAGTTCTCGTATTTCCGTGCTGGCAACCCGATTCCGACCCCGGGCGAGTCCTTCTGGCTCCGGGATCAGATATCTAAGGACTACTTCGGTCTGTATTACGGCGACCAGCGTCGAATCACTTGGGCCCAGTGGACCGAGAAGTACGGGGTGCGCCCAATCGTTTCTATCGGAGGCTAAATGTCTCATACTGTGGAGCTGGTGATCACCATATTCGGCTCCGTTCTCACCAGTACTGGTCTCTGGGCGTATCTCCAGAAACGTGCGGAAAGGCATGATGCCAAGACGCAGCTGATGCTGGGTCTAGCGCACAACCAGATCGTGGCTATGGGAACCGCATATCTATCCCGTGGTTACATCACCATCGATGAGTTTGAGGACTTGCAGAAGTATCTGTATCAGCCCTACCACACTTTCGGCGGAAACGGGACTGCCGAAAAGGTAATGGACGCCGTGAACCGGCTTCCGATCCATTTTCCTGACACCCGAAGAAAGGACAAGCGCTATGTCGCTGTCGAATCAGACCTACAACACTCTGAAGTGGATCGCTCAGATCCTGCTTCCTGCCCTCGCCACCCTGTATCTCGCCCTGGCGGGTTTGTGGGGTTTCCCTCACACTGAGGCGGTTGTGGGTACCATTACTGCTCTTGACACTTTCCTGGGCGCTCTGCTCGGGCTTGCGGCCAAGAACTACGAGCCCGAGGTTGACGGCGTGCTCCATGTAGACCACAAGAACCAGGAGGTTTACGCCGCTCTGGAGACCCCTGCCCAGGACATGACCAAGAAGGACACGGCCACTCTGAAGGTCTCCGAGGTCTGACGATCCGCGGGATCGACATGGTCTATAATGATACCCCTCATTTGAAAGGAATACCATGTCCGACAACAAGCCGAACACCAAGAAGGCCCTCGAAGAGGCTTACGCTTTCATCGACGGCATGGATCCCGACAGTGAAGCCTATCGCGAAGCTCTCCGCAGCATCAAGGAGCTTGAGCAGATTCAAGACGCAAAACACCGTCGTTTCTGCCCCAGCCCCGATGCTGTGGTGGGCACCGCTGGCTCCATCCTCGGAATCCTCGCCATCGTGAAGGCTGAGCAGATCTTCCCCGTCGCCTCCAAGGCACTCGGATTCGTCGCCAAGATCCGCATCTGAGACACGAAAACCTAGGACCCCACAAGGGTTCTAGGTTTTTCGCAAAGCTTCTGATTTTCGAAATCCAAAAATTCCCGGGTGGGAAAATTGGAACGCGAATTTTGCAAGGTATATAACGAGACCCCTCACGAAAGGAATGCATCATGTCCAACATCTTCATCGCATTCGGTTTCATCTCCTTCGTCATGTTTCTGTACACCGTCTACGCCCTAGGCCAGCAGATCAAGGCGCTCAAGAAGACCGTCCGCCACCAGCGGCATCTCCTTAAGCTTACCTCGACTCCGTCCGCCCAGGAGACCGACAATGTAGAGAAGTATCTCGAAGAAGATTGGGCCGAGATCGAGAAGATCTTCCGACAGAACTCTACCAAGAAGTGACTCTCACGCCTAGAACCGTCACGGGTTCTAGGTTTTCGCAGAATCAGCAGGGCATATAATGAGACCTATAGACCGAAAGGACCGATCATGCTGATCTCCCGCCTCGTCGAGAACCTTGTCAAGTCTGTCATCTACTGCGTTGGAATCTACGCCATCGTTAAGTGGGTGCTTTCCCGCTACAAGATCTCGAAGCAGGATTTCACCACCCCTACCCACATCGACCACAGTCTCTAACACCCGTGCCCTCTAACAGAGGGCATAGGTTTTCGCGGATTTTGCATGGCCTATAATGAGACCCCCATCTGAAGGGAACCACCATGAACCGCGTCGTTCTCGCCGTTGCCATCCTCGCCGCCTCCTTCGCTCTCCAGCACTACGCCGACAAGAAGCTTGAAGCGAAGTTCCACGAGATCCTCGACAAGAAGACCGCGGAGCAGAACGCTCCCGCCAACTGACACTCACTCCTAGAACCCAACTCGGGTTCTAGGTTTCTCGATAGAAAGGAACACACATGGACCACGACGACATCAAGCTGGAATTCTCCGAGCCGGATCCTATTACCAATACACAGAAGGTCACCCTCACGGTCCCCGCCGACGTAGCCCCCGAAGTCGCCAAGCAGATGCTCATCAATGCTATCCAGAATAGCGTGAGCGATTCTGTAAAGACGATGTATCGTGACCACATTCGGGAGCGAGAGGGCAATCCGGAAGAGAACGAGTGGTATAAAGCACTCATCAATATTGGAGGGGGGAGCAAATGAACCTCGCATTCGTCAAAGCTGCCCAGGACTTCGTCGTACGCAACTCGCACCATATCCTCACCGGACTGGCACTGCTGGGCCTCGGGGCGTCAGTCGCTCTGAGCATCCATGCGGACCGTCAGATGCAGGAGTGGGATATTGACGACTTCAAGCGCCTCACCAAGGAGCAGCGGATCAAGATCTACGCCAAGATCTACGCCCCTCCGGCCATCGCCATATTGGCCACTGGCGCCTGTGTCATCGGCGCTCACAGCATCTCGGTCAAGCGCGAGTCATCTCTGCTCCTCGCCTACGAGGGCACACGCCAGGTGTACGACCGTTATCGCGCCTCCGTCCAGGACCGCCTCGGTCCCGAGGAGAAGACGATCTCCCAGAATGCCGCGTCCAAGATGGATCCATATCCTCGTGACGCAGCTGTGGTTTGTGGTGAGGGCGACGTCTTGTTCTACGACGCCTATAGCGGCCGTTATTTCAAGTCCACCGTCAACAAGATCGACCGCGTCGTCAATGAACTCAACTACACTCTCCTCCGTGAGATGTGCGTCAGCCTCAACGAGTTCTACGCCGGCATCGGCCTCGAGGGTATTTCCCTGGGTGACCAACTCGGGTGGAATGAGCAGAGGCAGATAGAGGTGCACTACGGCGCCCAGGTCTCGGATGACGGGAAGGCCGTCGTGGTGGTCGATTTCGTCGTTGAGCCCACAGAGAAGTGGTTCAAGCTGTCGTAAGAAGAACAAGGAGTATAATGAGACCCATCTAGAAAGGAATGACCATGAGTTTCAAAGAGACCACCGGATACAAAGTTGTTTCCTTTGCCGCCTCCGCATCCGCCAGCATCACCGCCGGAGCCCTTGTTGCTGCTCTCTGCCCTCCAGCCGGAGTGATATTGACAGCCGTATATGGACTCGGCAGTGGTGTCCTCGGTACATATGTCGGGGACAAAGCGGGACAACAGTACGCCGATAATCTTGCCGAGACCATCGACTCCATGAAGACAACCTCGACCAACTAGACCGCCGTGCCCTCCAACAGAGGGCATAGGCTTTCGCAAATTCTGCACGCACTATAATGAGACCCATCAACTCGAAAGGAACTCTCATGTCCGAGAACACCGTTCCCACCGTCGTCGAGCACTCCGAGACCGTTGAAGACGAAACCCCCATCATCGCCGTCAACTGGACCAAGCTCGGTGCCGTCGCCAAGAAGAGTGCGCGTTACGTGCTGCCCGCCGCAGCCGGTTTCGCCGCGCTCGTCTTGGTGAAGGCCCTTGCTAACTCCAGCGACAGCGATGACGAGGCTCCCGCCGCCATCGAATCGGACGCCGACGTCGTGGACGCTGAGCTCGTCGAAGAGACCGACGACTGATCCTACTCACCCCTAGAACCCAACTCGGGTTCTAGGTTTCTCATTTTTCAGAAAGGAACGAACGATGGAGCTTCAGGCGGCCGTGGTGGTTACCCTCACCGAGAACGGCAAGACAGTCAAGCGCGTCATTCAGAAGAGCGACAAGTTCGACGAGAAGACCTCGTGGGACCATATTGTCAAGCAGACCAAGTCGCTCGCAGCTACCACTCTCAACTCGATGGACTGAAAGGCATATCCATGATCAAGATGAACGTCAGCGCCGAGACCTTCGACGGCGACATGGTTACCGAGACCCTCTGGTTCCACATGAACAAGGTGGACCTGATTGACCTGCAGCAGTCGGAGCCCGACGGCTTCGTCGACACGCTTCAGGCGTTCATGTCTCGCAAGCCTGAGGACTGGACCAAGAAGGACAAGTTCAAGCTGTTCGACTATTTCCGCACCATCGTCGACAAGGCCTACGGCGAGCGGTCGTCTGACGGTAAGCGATTCCAGAAGTCGCCGGAGATCCTCGCCAACTTCAAGGACAGCATCTTCTACGACGAGTTCGTCCTGAGCCTGCTGGAGGACGAGAAGAAGAGCATCAAGTTCTTCAACGGCGTCATGCCTAAGGCGCTCCTTGACCAGGCCAAGAAGGAGCGGCCGGACGTATTCAACCAGATCGAGGCCTGAGAAACCCGAGCGGGGCCCTGGGGAGACCTGGGGCCCCGCATATCAGAAGGAGCGAACATGAGCGATAATGTACCCGTGAGGGGCGATTTCCCCTCCAACTCACGGAAGACCAAGCCCGCAGTCAAAAGGGTCGTCAAGACTCCGGCGCGAATTGACAAGGGCAGTCTTGGCAAGCAGGCGCTTCAGGCGTTCTTCGCCGAAGACATCAAGGAGGTAGCCAACTACCTTCTCTGGGATATTGCCCTGCCAAGCGTCAAGAACGCCGTGAGCGATATCTTCACATCCGGGATCGACCGTCTACTCTTCGGGGGTGACGGCGGTCCTCAGCGCTCTCGCAGCAACAAGACGTACACCTCATATTCCAATCGGACTTACGGGCGTCGCGAGACCCCAACCGAGCGGACGTACACTCAGAGGGACCGTCGGGAGCATAATCTCGAGTCCATCGTATTCGCAACCCGCAGCGAGGCCGAGGATGTTCTGAATCACCTGATCAGCATCTGCGACCAGTACGACGTGGCGACCGTGGGAGACCTGTACGGCATGGCCGGCATTTCCCAGTCGTACACCGACGAGAACTGGGGATGGCGGGATCTCCGAAGCGGACGCGCTGTCCGTTCCCGTAATGGATATATTCTTGACCTACCGAAACCGGAGGACGTCCGATGAACGACGAAGAGATGACAACCGTCTACGGTCTCACATCCATCTTCCTCACCGTATTCATCCTACTTCTCATCCTCGCCGGCCTAGGATCCCTGCCGGTCTGGGTCATATTCGCAGGTCTGTTGGTCATCAACGCCATTCTTATCGCAGCGATCGTGAACGACATAAGGAACAACAAATGAGCGTCGAGCAGATGCGCGCCAAGCTGCGCCAAGCATACGGAGGATCGGCGGCATGGGTCGCCAAGGTTGATCGCATGAGTGACGGTCAGGTAATCGCAGTCTACAAGAGCCTTAACGAGAGGAAGTACTTCGCATCATGAGTCTTACTGTTATTTCGCGCCTCGCCGGCAAGGGCGCTCTCATCGTCTCCAAGCACGCTCCCGCCATCCTGACGGGGCTGGGGATCGCCGGCTTCACCGCAACCGCAGTCCTCACGGCCAAGCAGACGCTGAGCGTCGGCGAGGTCACCTGGGAGGACCTGAACGAGCTGTCCACGGTCAAGGCGGCTGAGGACGAGGAGAAGTTCGACAAGCGAGAGATTCAGATCGCCAAGGCCCGTGCCTGGGGCAACCTGACGAAGCATCTTGTCAAGCACTATGCCCTGCCGCTGAGCCTGGGCACGGCCTCCGCCATTTCTCTGATCCTGGCGCACCGCATTTCTGCGCATCGGATTGCTGGTCTGTCCATGGCCTACGCCGGTCTCGAGGAGTCCTTCCGCAACTACAAGGACCGTATCGAGGAGGGCTTCGGTAAGGAGGAGACCGAGCGTATTCTCGCCGAGGCTGACGCCAACGCCCTTGACAAGGCGAAGATGGACTACTACAACGAGACGGGGCGTGAGTTCCAGCTCAAGCCTGAGGAGTTCATGCGTGAGCTCGGCGTCTCGCCATATGCTGTCGTATTCGACCAGAACGCGAAAGCCTGGGAGGGTAACGAGGACTACAGCCTCATGATCCTCCACGCTCAGGAGAACTACGCCAACGACATCCTGCGGACTCGTGGATATCTGCTCCTGAACGATGTGTACAAGGGCCTCGGCCTGCCTCCGACGTCTGCCGGTTCCGTGGTGGGCTGGGTCTACGACAACGAGGACGGTGACGGCATCGTTGAGTTCGGCAACTTCGAGGTATTCAACTACCGCGACTACGACCCAGTCCTCGGACGTGAGGTCACCAAGTTCGTCCTCGACTTCAACGTCGACGGCGTTATCTACGACCAGATTGACAGGGTGGCAATTCGATGAAGGTAGCATTTCTGATCCTGGTCGGTTTCGCCATCGGTCGAGCAACTAAACGAAAGGGACGCAAGTGAAACTTCTACCGGCGCTCGTCGTCGGTCTTACGGCAGGATTTCTTGCCGTGCAGGACTTGAAGAGCGAGAAGAAGGAGTCTGTAGAGTCTCCGGACGAGATCCAGGAGACACCGGAAGAGAAGGAGAAGCAGATGGATGAGTACGAGGAGATCGTCAACGACGAGTATCGCCCGTTCACCATGGAGGACGACATTTCCGAAATCATCGGAGATGCTCCAGAGGAAGAGGACGAAGACGAGGAGATCGCGGAGGGCGAGACCGTCCGCGAAATCACAGAAGCGGAGTACAACGAGGGTGCATTCGGATTCGAGCGCGTAGACTTGATGTACTTTGTCGATGACGAGATACTGTGCGACTCGGACATGATCACGATCGACAACAAGGACGAGTGGCTCGGCGACGTCGACCTTGTACTCGGGCCTGGTAGTATCACGGTCATGTGGATCCGCAACTTCAACCTCTCCTACGATATTCGCCTCGAGATCATTGAGGACTCGTACTCCGGATCCCGCTGATGGAAGAGGAGTACTTCGACTTCCTGCTCTCATTCTTGGACGAGGATGAGAGCCAGCTGCCGAGCATATTCGGCAACTACTACCTCCTGTCGAAGCTCCACCGTATCGACTTCCGCTACTCCCTCATGATGGACCGCAATCGGGACATGGATGGGCGTGAGTGGCGGAACCGCTACGGCGGCGAGCTTCCACCGGCATTTCTCAAGCGTCCGGCCAGTGTTCTCGAGGTCATCCTTGGGCTGGCCGATCGTATGGCGTTTGAGTTAGACGACGAAGCGGGCATCGCTCAGTATTTCTGGGAGTTGACCGACAACCTCGGTATCAACTACATGGACTACGAGTTTGAGGATGACCCCGACATTGATCTAATCATCAAACGGAAGGTCGACCGATGGATGAGTCGTCAGTATGATTCCGACGGACATGGGGGCATATTCCCTCTGAAGTCCGTTCCTAGGTTCTCCGGAGAGACCGAGTTCCCGAACCAGAACCGTCTTGAGCTCTGGTACCAGATGCAACTCTACCTCGCGGAGAACTACGACATATAAGGAGTCAAATGGATTTCTACGAGATCAAGGAGCGAGCCCTGAAGTCGGGCACCACCGAGGTACGGCCGGCCTGGCGGGTGCACCAATTCAAGGATCTCATGGTTCGTGGGAAGTCCTTCTACGCCGTGTACAATCCTGAGACGCACTTCTGGACTACTGACGAGTATGACCTGGTGCGTATCGTGGACGCCGACGTCGCCCGTCACTTTCAAGAGGCCTCAAAGAGAGTCAACGGGTCCGTCTGGCCGCGGTATCTGGGGGACTACGACTCCAAGACATATTCCGAGTACAAGGCGTGGGTGTCCAAACTTTCAGACGCCTACCGCCCTCTTGACAGCAAGATACTGTTCGCCGACCAAATCCCCCGAAGGGAGGATTACGCAACCAGAACGCTCTCATATTCTCTGAGCGGCGATCCATGCCCCGGCTACGAGGAACTCATGAGCACCCTCTACGATCCAGACGAGAGGGAGAAACTCGAGTGGGGCATCGGATCTATATTCACGGGAGACTCTACCTGGATCCAGAAGTTCTTCGTGCTCTATGGATCTGCTGGATCCGGTAAGTCAACCGTCCTGAACCTTATCTCGAGACTGTTCGACGGCCATATCGGTCAGTTCGATGCAGCGGCTCTTGGGCGACCCAGCGACCAATTCGCCCTTGAGCCATTCAAATCGAATCCTCGAGTGGCCATTCAACACGACGGCAACCTCTCCCGGATCGCGGATAACAGCCGCCTGAATAGTCTCGTATCTCATGAACCGATGGTCATGAATGAGAAGGGGAAATCCCTCTACACGTTCAAGCCTGAAGCGATGCTGTTCGTGGGCACCAACTTGCCGGTCCGTATCACCGACTCGAAGAGCGGACTGACGAGACGTCTTATCGACGTTGAGCCTTCTGGACGAAAGCTCGATATTCGTCGATACAAAGAGATCATGTCTCAACTCGAGGACGAACGGGGTTCTATCGTAAAGCGCTGCGTGGAACTCTATAAGTCCAAGGGTCCGTCGTATTACGACGACTACAAGCCCATCGGCATGATGAGTAAAACCAACCCCATCTTCAACTTCCTCGATTTCTATCAGGACGAGTTGGACGATGAGGACGGGGTCACTCTCAAGCGCATCTACGAGATGTACAAGGAGTACTCCCAGGCATATTCGGACGGAGCTATGTACCCCATGTACAAGTTCAAGGACGAGATCCGGGACTACTTCGAGGAGTTCCACGATCGCATCATGGTCGACGGGGAACGCCGGCGCAAGGTGTATAAAGGGCTACTGAAATCCAAATTTTCCCAGGGGGAGAAGACGGAAAACCCGATTTCGGACTGGACTGAGATGAAAGAGCAGCCGTCATATCTCGACGAGCTCTACAAGGACCGTCCGGCACAGTACGCCAACGAAAACGGCCTCCCAGCGAAACGTTGGGACGACGTCACGACGACACTGAAGGACTTGGACACTAGAAAGGAGCATTATGTCCTCGTACCCGAGCAAGACGTCGTCATTGACATCGACCTCGACAAGGACAGAGACAAGTGTCTGGAAGAGGCTCGCAGGTGGGTTCCCTCCTATGCTGAACTCAGCCGATCGGGGGGTGGAATCCACATCCACTATCGATATTCGGGGGATCCTTCCGTACTTTCACGGCTGGTCCGACCCGGAGTCGAGTGTAAGGTCTACTCGGGCAAATCCGCCCTCCGTCGACGTCTCACCGACTGCACCGCCCACCAGGGCCTTACCACGGTTGAGGACGGATATCTCCCCGTCAAGGAGACGCCCTTGATCCGACAGGAGGTAATGCAGAACGAGAAGTCCATCCGGAAGCTCATAGAGCGAAACCTGAGGAAGGAGTTCCATCCCGGGACGAAACCTAGCATCGATTTCATCATGAAAGTGCTGACGGACGCCAAGGAGTCTGGAATGGACTACGACGTGTCGGACATGAGGCAGAAGGTTCTCACGTTCGCCATGAAGTCCACCCATCAGGCCGACTACTGCATCAAGCTGGTGCAGGAGATGCCGTTCTCCTCGGAGAGCGACCATGAGGAGACCTATGAGGAGCCGGACGACGATACTCCGATCATTTACGACGTCGAGGTATTCCCGAACCTGTTCCTTGTGAACTGGAAGGTCCGTGGCGCCAACAAGATCCAGAGGATGATCAATCCGACTCCGAATGAGATCTCTGATCTTACAGAGAAGAAGCTCGTCGGATTCAACAACCGTCGGTACGACAACCATATCCTCTACGGTCGTATCCTGGGGTACTCGAACATCCAGCTCTACCACCTCTCTCGTAAGATCATCAACAACCTCATCAAGGAGGGATTCCGGGAGGCTTACAACCTGTCCTACACCGATATCTACGACTTCGCCGCCAAGAAGCAGTCCCTCAAGAAGTGGGAGATCGAGCTGGGCATCCACCACAAGGAGCTCGGACTTCCCTGGGACGAACCGGTGCCGGAGGAGATGTGGGAAGAGGTCGCCGCATATTGCGACAACGACGTCATCGCCACAGAGAAGGTATGGGACCATCTGGAAGCAGACTGGGAAGCTCGTCAGATCCTTGCTGCGATCGCAGGTCTACCTGTCAACTCCAGCACTAACAAGCTGACCACCCAGATCATATTCCAGGGTCAGCGGGACACTCAGAAGTACTTGCAGTACACAGACCTATCGGAGATGTTCCCCGGCTACAAGTACAAGTACGGCAAGTCGACATATCGTGGCGAAGAGGTCGGCGAGGGCGGATACGTCTACGCCGAGCCCGGATACCACGAGAACGTGGCCCTGCTGGATATTGCGTCGATGCATCCAACGTCGATCGAGAATCTCCAGCTGTTCGGCCCCTACACCAAGAGGTACAGCGAGCTCAAGAAGGCTCGTATCTTGATCAAGCACAAGGAACTCGACGAGGCTCGAAAGATCCTGAATGGTGCGCTGGCTCCATATCTGGACGACGACTCGAACCTCGACGCTCTGGCCTATGCGCTGAAGATCGCACTGAATTCGACGTATGGACTCACCGCCGCCAAATTCGACAACCCACTCCGAGACCCCCGGAACGTGGACAACATCGTCGCCAAGCGCGGCGCTTTGTTCATGGTCGACCTGAAGCATTTCGTTCAGGAGAAAGGATATACCGTTGCCCACATCAAGACCGACTCGATCAAAATCCCGAACGCCGACGATCGCATCATATCGGAGGTCTTCGAGTTTGGGAAGAAGTACGGCTACACATTCGAGCACGAAGCAACCTATGATCGTATGTTGCTCGTCAACGACGCCGTGTATATCGCACACGACAAAGACGGTTGGCACGCAACGGGCAAGCAGTTCCAAGAGCCGGTTGTCTACAAGACCCTCTTCACCGGAGATCCTCTGGCTCTCGAAGATGTCGCCCAGACACGATCGGTTACTACACGAATGCTGCTTGAATTCGATGAGAACGACCGAAAGTTCGTCGGTCGCGTCGGGCGCTTCATTCCTGTTATCCCAGGAACTCCCGGGGCGGGTCGGCTTGTACGAGAGAATCATCGAGTGGACAGCGAGGGTAATGAGATTATTTCGTACGGCGATGTCGGAGGTTGCAAGGGGTATCTCTGGCTTGATTACGAAGACGCCGGAGACGACTGGCGAGCTAAGCTGGACAATCGATATGGAAGGGAACTCGTGGACGCTGCCCGAGGGCAAATTCAGAAGTATACGGACGTCGATACCTTCCTAACCGTATGAATCGCGAGACGGGCAGGGCATATAATGAGACCCCCACCAGAAAGGTATTGCCATGTCCTGCCCCTCCCTCGCCCGCCAGTACGTCCTTACCCACCTTGCTGAGATGGGTGTTGGTTTCGCCATAGCTACGTTCGCCTACTACGCGACACGTGACTACTGCGACCAGCACCAGCCCTCAGCTACGAAAGAGGACATGCTCGCCATGGCCAAGAACATCAGCGACACATTCAAGACCAACTGAATACCCTCACTCTTAGAACCCAACTCGGGTTCTAAGTTTCTCGATAGAAAGGAACGAACATGGTTATCTCAGTAAAAGACTACACCCAGGCATTCAACGAAAGGAACGAACCAATGCCCAGCACCGTTTACGATGCCTCCAAGACCCCTGCCGATATCCTCATCGACTACAGCCAGCATCTCCGGTGCGAGGTGGTGAGCATGAAGGACGAGGAGATCGAAGAGATCATCAAGAGGCTTGAGCTCTGCGCCGACGACACCTCCAGCCCCAAGCGCCACCAGGATATCGATAGGCTCGTGGATATCTGCCGGAACGAGCTGGACGACCGAGACCTCGTGCGCTGCCTTGTCCAGGCGGGCCTCATCACGGGCGTCTCGTTTGTTGAGGAGGACAGCGATGAGTGACCAACCCACAAAACTCGAGCCCATCCGTCTCCGTCATGAAGGTAAAGCGGGCGTTGAGGGCTTTATCCTGTTCCTGCCGTCACGACTCGAGAAGCTCACCGACGATCAACTCCTGGAGTTCGTTGAGAAGATCGAGGCGATCGAGGAGGAGATCAAAGAGGTATACTACGATATCGGTGCAGACTCAGCTCGTGGGCAGGAGAGCTGGGTATTCCGGATTCACAGTATTCTCCTGAATGAGGTGGACGCTCGACGTGTTATCCATCGACTCCAAGACCATGGTATCGCACGCCTCGAGGGGAGTTTGTGAAGTACGATCTTTACTCGCTTCCTTATATCTCTGACCAGGTCCAAGTTCAAGTCTACCACCCCATAGAAAGGAACCGAACATGGCCGTCAACACCTACACCATCAAGAACGCCAAACTCCTCTTCCGAAACTTCGCTGGTGCGCAGGATCGCTTCGGAAACACAGCACGCACCTTCTGCGTCATCATCCCTGACGACGCCGTCGACGACTTCCGGACCGAGGGATTCAATGTCAAGACCCTGAAGCCTCGGGACGAGACGGAGGAGCCCCTCCCCTTCATCAAGGTGAAGGTCAACTTTGGAGGTCGTCCGCCCAAGATCGTCTCGATCATCGGACGTACTCGTACGCTCCTGAACGAGCAGACGGTCGGAGCCCTCGATTTCGCAGATCTTGAGCGGGCCGATATTGCTATCCGTCCCTACCACGGACGTACCAAGGCCGGAGCGGAGTTCTGCTCGGCATATCTCGACAAGGGCTTCTTCACCATCGTGGAGGACGAGCTCGAGGCTATGTACTCTGAGGAGATTGACGACGAGGAGGTTCCGTTCTGATGCCGCTCGAAGTCAAGCTCTTCAACCCTCGCCGTAGCGTCTGCGAGGCGGTCAAGATCACGGACGACAATCTACGCATGGTCCGCAACTGGGCCTCCAGCGACGAGGACATCAAGGCCGACCTTCACACAGGGGCCATCGGCAAGTGGGTTATCCGTCGTAGCGACAACAAGTTCGACCTCATGACTGAGGGACAGCTCTGGGGTCTCTACGAGCCGATCCTGCACTGACATCCATATCCACGGGGGCCCTGGGGAAACCTGGGGCCCCATACCCACTAGAAGGAATGAACGCATGCTCAAGAAGCTTTATTATCACCAGGACAAGACTCATAAGTACGTCTTTGATATCACCGGCACAACCAAAGTCGACAAACCGGAGTTCACCAAATGGGTCATAGAAGTCGACCCCAACAACGAACTCGGTACCTGCGTGGTAGTAGCCACCACAGACGACTGCACGTTCGACATCGTTGAAGACGAGACCCTGGTCGTTTGCCAGCTCCCGCCTGTCGAGGAGACTGAGGATCCTGATATCTGGACGGTCAATATCGAGAGGGCAGACTTCACGTTCCTTATTATCGAGGGGGAGATAACTTGGACGAAGTACGGCGACCTCAAGGTTAAGACCGGCGACAGCCACGTCAACTACCTTTCATCAAACCTTCGTGAGTTTGACGTTGACGATGTATCTCAGGTCATCACCGCTCGTTACAAGCAATGACTCTCATTTTTCCGTATTGTACTTGTGTAGGAGACACAGATGAGACTAGTTCTGAGGATGCACGAGGGTCCCGTCTACAGGCGCCAGATCAAGGGGTTCGGTTTCATGGGTGACTTCGGGAATGAGTACCCCCATGTCGCTATGATGATCACGGAACTCGATGGTAGTCGCTCATATTATCACCTCAGCCAATTCAAACTCGATAGGCTGACGGATCAAACTGTATACATCCTAGAGAAGCCGACGAACGAAGTCGTCGGGGAGGACTTGTGATGAAACTGATTCTGAAGACTCTCGATGGTCGAGTGGCTCAGCGAAAGATCAAGGATTTATGTTGTGACGGGGACATTGGGGACGAGGACCCCCGGGCCGCTCTGGTCATCGTCGAGATGGATGACACCCTCACATATCTCCCCATCGACCAATTTATCTGCGAGGAGTGGACTGAGGATGCTGTAGTTGTCAAGGAGGACTGGGCATGAAAGCGTATACGGTAGAGCGACACGGCGAACATTGGATCGCCCGGCACAAGGAGGGGTTGCTTGGGGTGGCTGACGACATGATTTCTGCATACCGTCTCGTGGAGGAGGCTACTAATGGCAACCGCTGACCCGATGCCCGACCCGAACATCTACGATATCCGAGAGGACGGAACCGTCTACGGGAAGCGCTCAGGCAAGCTTATACCCATCCGGACGTCCCGGTATGGTCTTCCGCAGATCCGTTTCTATAAAGGACATCGCTACCGTGTTCAGCTTCTCAGCAAGGTCATCTGGACCCATTTCCACGGCGAGATCCCGTTCATGCACGAGGTGCGGTATAAGGATGATGATCCATGGAACTGCTCCTTGGAGAACCTATATCTGAAGGACTTGAACGAGGAATTCACGCCTCTGGATCGCTGGCCGGGCTTTGCCATCAGTAAGGGCGGCGAATTGATCAACATGACCACCCTGCATCGGATCAAGCCCATGATGCCTCCGAGCAGGACCAACCTCATGTTCTCGGTCCGTGTCGACGGGGAGAGCCGGACCTTCCCGGTTGCCTTCACCGTCTGGGAGACATTCATGGGAGAGAAGGTTAACTCCCATTATCTCTGCCACAAAGATGGCGACGTTTGGAACTGCGCTCTGGATAACCTGTATATCAGTGACGAGTACCCTTACCATCCGCGCAAGCTTGACAAGCAGACCGGCCGGGAGTACAAGCCCGTCATCGAGGAGGACGGCAAGGAGTACATGCCTGTCGAGTACTATATCCACATGGTCGACGGAGTGAAAGGAGAGAAGGAGAGTGGAATCCCCCAGCACTGCCGCCTTGCCCTCTGAGGAATTTAGGGATAGCTCGATCGACGATATTGAGGTCAGCAATCTCGGTAGGGTTCGTCGTATCTCGACTGGTCAAATCCTGAATACTTGCCTCCGGGCGAACGGGTACGTTCAAGTAACCCTTTGGGATCGCGGGATTAGACGGACGAAGTATGTCCAGAAGATGGTCTGGGAGGCCTTCAACGGCCCTCTGGAGCCCTTACAGCGGGTTGCGCACCTGAATGGTGACCTGACCGATAATAGGCTCTCAAATCTCTTCCTGGAGTCTCACAGCGACTCGATGAGGAGGGCATGGGACGCCAAACGACGCAAGTGGGAAAGCATCTATCAAGGAGTTCTGTGGTGAGTGAGTACAAGAGCCCGCACAACGACGGGCATGATCCGTATATCCTGATCTGGGAGTACGGGAATGACATTCGGAGGGCCGAGTTCACCGAACGCTGGGCTGAGTACGACGAGACCGGTTGGACCATCTGGTATTTCCGTCTTGTGGATGGGGGCATCATGACCTTCTCGGCTCGCGAGTGGGAGCAGAAGGACGATGTCAACCACCTGACAACGATTTGGATGAAGCCATCGTTGTACGATATTGAGAGGGAGGCATCATGACACCAGCGGAACCGATCAGGCTGATCATCATTCGAGGGGACGAGTGCATCCACGAGAAAGAAGGCTACTATGACATCTGGACCTTCTCGAGGGACGGCGGTGTCGTAGTATCCATCAAGGATGGCATCACCGACGAGATCCTATTCGACGAGCTTCCGATCAAATACATCACCATGTCGGCGCCGTTCGTTCACATCATTACTCGGGAGGAGTGATCCTTGAGACCGGTTGATCTGTGGCCCCATCAGGTCGAAGCGGTGAAGAACCTGAGGAATGGGTGCATATTGACCGGTAAGCCGGGCTCGGGGAAGTCGGTTGTCGCCCTCCAGTACTACGTTGAGAGAGTGCTGGGGGTGCGGCATCCGGCCGATCTTCCGAGGCGGCTTGCCGAAGGACCCAGGTTATATATAATCACCACTGCTCGCAAGAGGGATGATCTCGATTGGCAGGGGGATGTCTCGATGTATGGGCTAACGGACTACACAACAGTCGATTCGTGGAACAACATCAGTAACTACAGTGACATCCGTGACTCCTTCATCATATTCGACGAGCAGAGGGCCATCGGCAGCGGCAAATGGGCCAAGACATTTGTCAAGATGGCGGCCAAGAACGAGTGGATCATGCTGTCGGGCACGCCTGGTGATAACTGGATGGACTACTGCCCGGTATTCATAGCCAATGGCTTCTTCAAGAACCGCACCCAGTTCGAGAGGGAGCACTGCCAGTTCAACTACAGGGCGGGCTATCCTCGTCTTGAGCGATATCTTGGGCAAGGGAAGCTGTTACGGCTTCGTAAGAAGGTCCTCGTAGACATGCCTTTCGTCAAGAAGACGGTTAAGAAGCGGACGGACGTCCCAGTATCCTACGAGGAGAAACCATATCGTACGATTCAGAAGTACCGCTTCGATCCGTACAAGGAAGAGCCCATCAAGAACGCAGGCGGCCTTTGTCATGTCTTGAGGAGAGTGACTAATGAGGATCCTGTGAGACTTGTGGCGGTTCGAGAGCTGTGTGAGCAGCATCCCCGAGTCATCGTCTTCTATAATTTCGACTACGAGCTCTTCATGCTGCGGTCGTTGGGGGATATTCTCGGAGTACCGATCGCCGAATACAACGGACACAAGCATGAACCCTTGCCGGAGGGTGAGCGATGGGTGTATCTTGTGCAATACACGGCGGGTGCAGAAGCTTGGAACTGTACCGCTTGTGACACGATGATATTCTTCTCTCAGAACTACTCGTGGAAGGTCATGGAGCAGTGTGAGGGGCGAATCGACAGGCTGAACACTCCTTATTCAGTCTTGAACTACTACTACCTGAAGAGCCAGTCACCCATCGATCAAGCCATTTCGAGGGCGATTCGGGTCAAGGAGATCTTCAATGAGAGGGGTTTTTACGAATCTCTGAGGTGATTGTTGTACCACCCGTTGTACCACTTGGTATGGCGGGTGGGCAACGCTTCTGATGTTTGTGTGACTGGAGTGACGTATGCGATTGGCCAGTTTTTTGGCCAGTTTTGAAATCGGCCGAAATCCGTATTGTACACGTGCGCCAAATTTGGCCAGTTTTTGGCCAATTGGCCAGTTTTGAAACGGGGTTGGCCACGGATCTGGCCACCACTTTTCGTTGCAATTCCGCGGTTTTACCCCCAATTTGGCCAATTGGCCAGTTTTGTTCTGATTACCAGGAGTTGAGTAAATTTTCTTATATATAGAGAATAAACAGGGTTCGCCTGGCCACTGGCCAAGTATTGTACATGCACTGTATTGTACATGCAGTCCCGATACAAGTATCAACGACATGTACAATAGACCGCGTCGCGAACATGCATCCTAATGAAGGAGATGGGCCTTCTATATTTTCGACCCCTCTCGCTTCACCACAGCTCCCACGGCTGGCCACAACTACGCTACCTCAACACCGCATACAAATGTCAACAACTTACGAGTACCGACATCTGCGGCGCCATGGCCAGCCGTGGGTATAATTCTTCCTTCGAGGATAGACCCCATGCTCGAACGCGACTACCAACGCGGACTCATATCCAGGATCGAGGAACGTCTTCCCGGCTGCCTCATCCTCAAGAACGATCCGAATCACAATCAGGGCATACCCGACCTGATCATCATATTCGGGTCCAAGTGGGCCGCACTCGAGGTCAAGAGAAGCGCCGACGCTCCTCATCGACCGAACCAGGACCATTTCATCGACAAACTCGGTGAGTGGTCCTTCGCATCATTCATTTACCCAGAGAACGAGAAAGGAACGCTCGATGCACTGGAACACGCACTTAAGGCTGGAGGGCCTGCACGCATTTCTGAGTGCCAGCAAGCACAGCTGGGTCAACTACGACGACGAGAAGCTGGGCGAGGCATTCAGGACAGCGCAGGCGGCAGCGATGGGGACCCGGCTTCACGCCCTGGCCGCAGAGCATATTCGCCTCAAGATGCGAATGCCGAGGAACAAGGCCACCTTCAACGCCTACGTGAACGACGCCATTGGCTACGGTCTTGATCCTGAGGTCGTGCTATATCACAGCGAGAATGCATTTGGGACCGCCGACGCCATCGGCTTCGACGAGAAGAAGCATCTTCTCCGCATTCACGACCTCAAGACTGGCGTAACTCGCGTCAACATGGTCCAGCTTCATATCTACGCAGCACTGTTCTGCCTGGAGTACGAGAAGCTGCCCGGCGAGATCAACGTCGAGACCCGCATCTACCAGAACGACGATATCCTGGTAGACAACCCCAAGCCAGATGACATCGCCCATATCATGGACAAGATCGTCTGGTTTGACAAGCTCATCGAGGAGATCAAGACCGAGGAGAACTGATGCCCTCCGATATCCTCAAACACTACGGGACTAAACGGCACTCCGGAAGATACCCTTGGGGATCCGGTAAGGATCCATATCAGTCAGCCCAGGGCTTCATCGCTGAGCGAGACAAGCTCAAGGCTCAAGGCATGTCCGAGGTCGATATTGCCAAGGCCTGGGGCATGAGCACCACCGAGTATCGTGCTCTAAACAGTATCGCTCGCGCTGAGAAGAAGGCTGGCGATATTTCTCGAGCATCCCGTCTCAAGGACGCCGGTTTGCCCAACACGGAGATCGGCCGACGCATGGGACTCAACGAGTCCTCGGTTCGTGAGCTCCTCAAGCCCAACGCATCATATCGTAAGGACGAGATCACCCGGGTCAAGGATATTCTGGCCGACGAGGTGAAGCAGAAGAAGTTCATCGAGTACGGTCTCGGCGTCGAGCAGAACCTTCAGTGTTCGTCGACATCTTTGAAGACCGCCGTTGAGGCTTTGAAGGCTCAGGGATATACTACTCACGACGTCAAGGTTAAGCAGGCCAACAGCGATAACTACACCATTCTCAAGGTTCTCGCCCCTCCAGGCACTAAAGCTGCCGATATTCATGCACAGAGGGACAAGATCCGCACCCCTGGTGTAGTCATCGACGAGAAGGGACTGCTGTCGACCGGGCTTCGTACTCCTCGACCCATATCTTCGAAGAAGGTCGCCATCAAGTACGCCGAAGACGGCGGTACTGACATGGACGGGGTTATTCTGCTTCGCCGTGGAGTCAAAGAGCTCAGTCTCGGTGGCTCCAACTACGCCCAGGTGCGCATTTCCGTCGACGGAACGCACTACCTCAAGGGCATGGCCATGTACTCGGATGATATTCCGAAGGGCAAGGACATAGTCTTCAACACCAACAAGAAGAAGGGCACCCCGATGCTGGGCTCCAAGGACCACACGGTCCTCAAGCCCATGAAGGATGATCCCGAGAATCCATTTGGTGCGGTCGTTAAACAGAAGTTATTTAAGGACCCGAAGACTGGCAAGAAGGAACTGAGCGCACTCAATATTGTGAACGAGGAAGGCAAGTGGGACTCATGGTCCCAGTCCCTGGCCTCACAGTTCTTATCCAAGCAGTCCCCCAAGTTGGCCAAGCGCCAGCTTCAGGCTGTCCGTGACGAAAAGCGGAAGCAGCTCGATGAGATCATGGGTCTTACGAATCCCGTTATTCGCAAGCGCATGCTCATGTCCCTGGCCGATGACTGCGACTCGGCTTCGGTACATCTCAAGGCCAAGGCTCTACCCGGTCAAGCGTCTCAGGTGTTATTGCCGATGCCCCATCTCAAGAAGGGTGAGGTATATGCTCCTAACTACCGGGACGGTGACGTTGTTAGTCTCGTGCGTTATCCTCATGGCGGGACTTTCGAGATTCCTACGCTCACTGTTAACAACCGAGGTAAGAAGTCTCGAAGTATTCTTGGCAATGCTAGGGATGCTATTGGGATCCATCCTTCTGTCGCTGAGCGTCTTAGCGGTGCTGATTTTGATGGCGACTCCGTGTTGGTAATCCCCAACAAGGGGAAGACACGTATTCGTTCCACCGCTCCACTCAAGGGACTTAAGGGATTTGACCCTAAGCGGACATATCCTGGCTACCCTGGGATGAAGAGGATGTCGGATACTCAGACCCAGATGGGTAAAGTATCCAATCTTATTACTGACATGACTCTCAAGGGTGCCAGTGCCGATGAATTGTCCCGGGCTGTTCGTCACTCCATGGTTGTTATTGATGCCGAGAAGCATAATCTCAACTACAAACAGTCCGAGGTAGACAACGGCATCGCCGCATTGAAGAGGAAGTACCAGGGTGGCGCCGATAAAGGTGCGGCCACTCTTATTTCCAGGTCCAAGGGTGTCCAGTATGTACCCCATCGCAAGCCACGCAGTGCAGCGAAGGGCGGTCCATATGATGCAGCCACTGGCCGCAGGGTCTACGAAGAGACTGGCGAGTCCTATATTAACAAGCAGGGCAAACTGGTCAAGAAGCAGACCAAGAGCACCAGGATGGCTGAGGCCACTGATGCCAGGAAGCTGTCCTCCGGTACACTGATGGAGGGTATTTACGCACAGCATGCCAACGAATTGAAGGCCATGGCTAACGATTGTAGGAAGCGTGCCATTTCAACCCCCGCCATCAAACGAGACCCCCGGGCTGCTAAGAGCTATGCCCCTGAAGTTGCCACCCTCCGCGCTAAATTAAACCGGGCCCTCAAACAGAAGCCCCTAGAGCGGCAGGCACAGCTAGTGGCACAAGGTGTTGTGCAGAAGAAACTTGAATCAAATCCAAATTTGACCAAGAAAGAACGGGCTAAGCTTGAGGCCATGGCCATCAAGACCGCCCGTCGCCGTCTGGGTTACGATAGAGAAGGCACAAGAGTGGTCCCCACCCCTCGTGAGTGGGAGGCCATCCAGAAAGGTGCTATATCTAACTCGATGATGGAGCATATTCTAGCCAACGCCGATCTCGACACCATCAAGTCGATGGCTTTGCCAAGGGAGAAGCTTCCTCTTGCAGGCGCTCAGAAGGATCGGATCAAGACTCTTCGTTCAAACGGCGCCAACACAGCGCAGATCGCTGAGGCATTGGGCATTTCTACAGCTAGAGTTAGGGAGTACCTGAATGGCTAGCTTCTTGTCCATTGTCGACTGTCCATTGTCCTTGAAACGGGGTGTATAGAGCCATGCTACGCCTAGCACTCACTACCGAGGACAATCCTTACGATCCTTTCGATGAGTTCGAAGAGTGGTTTAAGTTTGATGTAAGTCAAGGTTACCACACCTGCGCCTACCTGGCACGGGTCACTACCACTAGTACTGACCTCACCGAAGCCGATCAACTTGAAGCAACGAATGAAGCGATTGAAGAGATTCTCAAACTAAACTTGACTGGAAACTATCAAGTTGTAGAACGAGAATTCTGACGAGCTTTCGTCCATTTCGTCCATTCTGAACTTCAAAAGAGGGGGGACAGGGTCCGCAAAATGGCCCACCCCCCGTCATCGGCCCGCACCTCGCATTTTCCCCGGAGGTAGGTTTGGGCACACCGAGTCCGGGTTTCGGATAAGACAGGACGACCTGTGTCGTTGGGGTCTTCTTGCGTTCGTTCCTTTCTACCCAACGAGGGGTACGCATGTCGTCCTGTCCTACCTGAAACCCGGATTCGGAAACAGCAAAGGAACCCGGAATAGGAGAGAACTCCGTGGCAAGGGCCAAGAAGTCACCCAGAGGACGGGCCGCCACTCCGGAGCAGCAGGAGAATCAACTCATTTCGCTCGCAGTCCAGCGAGCCGAGGAGATGCTACTGGACGGCACGGCTCCTCCTTCCATCATCACGCATTACCTCAAGCTCGCCACGAGCCGTGAGCGGTTGGAGCAGGAGCGAATCAAGGCCGAGAACGACATGCTCAAGGCCAAAGCCGACGCTCTGGCGGCCTCAGCACGAGGGGAGGAGGCCTACAAGGAGGTTCTCGAGGCGTTCAAGTCCTACGCCGGAGGGGGTGTGGGTCTTGAGTCGGATTCGGACCTTCAGTGAACTCTCTCGCATCGATTCCTTCGAGGACCGGTACGAGTACCTACGTCTCAAGCAGGATCCAGGAGATCAGACCTTCGGTTTCGAACGGTATCTGAACCAATCCTTCTATCACTCGACCGAATGGCGTCAAGCAAGACAGAAGGTAATCCTCAGAGACGACGCATGCGACCTCGGGGTCCCGGGTCACGACATCTACGGTAAGATTCTTGTTCATCACATGAACCCGATTCGGCCCGAGGACCTCGAGGGAGAGTTCAATCCTGACATCCTCGACCCCGAATACCTAGTCTGCGTGCGACACGACACACATAACGCGATTCACTTCGGCGACGCGAGCCTGTTACCCAAGCCTCTAGTCGAGAGAACGCCGAACGACACGATACCCTGGAGGTGACCGTGGCTGATTCGATATTGAATGACATCAAGAAGGCTCTCGGCATCACTGAGGACTATACGGCTTTCGATCAGGAGATTATTCTCCACACAAACACGGCGCTCATGTTCGCAGAGGAGATCGGTCTCCCCTCGTTCAAGATCACCGGAAAGACAGAGACCTGGGATCAGTACCTCACTGGTGTCACGAAGAACGTTGAGGCCGTCAAGACGTACCTTTACCTGCAAGTGCGGCTCGTATTCGACCCGCCCGCGAACTCTTTCGTCGTAACGGCGATCGAGAAGCAGCTTCAGGAGTACGCCTGGCGTATCAACTTGCAGAAGGAGACTCCATGAGCGGCCAACTCATGCACTACGGGGTCAAGGGGATGCGCAAGGGCGCTCGGAAGAGTCGTGAGCAGCGGAATGCTGAGCGCCGCGCCAAGTACGAGGCCAAACTCAAGGCTAAGTATGGCGATCATGACATCGCTACGATTGAGGCCCACATCAAGAAGCGCAAGGCGCAGGCACAGGCCTGGCGTAACTTTCGTCTTGGCAACCAGCGCAACCGTCAGCTCACCGCTACCGAGCGTCGAGAGAAGTATTACAACGAACTCGACACCGGCCAGCTAGGTAAGACCTACGCAACTGATGCAACTCTCGCTGAAGCCGCTCGTAGGTACTACAAGAAGGGGCATAACAAGCGAATGGGTCATTCGGAGCTGATGCATTACGGCGTCAAGGGCATGAAGTGGGGCGTTCGACGCCGTGCTCGTCGTGACGCCAAGGAATTCACCCAGGCCAAGATGTACTACGGTGAGGGCGCGGGCAACCGACGGAAGCTGATCAAGGCGACCGTCAAGGCTCGCTCGAAGGATCCGTTCTACAAGAGCGAATTCGACAAGGCGGTCGCCAATACCGACATGTCCAAGCGGGCTTCTCAGGCCCGAAGGCAGCGCGGTCGGAAGAATGCACGCAACTCCGCCGGCAAGACCGTTCGCGGCGTTGGCAACATCGCTACAGGGAACGTCGGGCGGGCCGGAGGCGCACTAGCCCTCGGTTATTTGGGCTATCAGGGCGCCAAGGCTGCCGGGATCGCGCCAACCGAGAAAGAGTTGCTCACCAAAGCCGTCAGGGGAGCGAGGAAGATCAAACGAGTCGTTCAGCACGACGATGTTCTTGCCCATTACGGTGTCAGGGGCATGCGCTGGGGAATCCGCAAGTCTCGCATCAAGGGTGCGAAGAAGTGGACTTCGGCTAAGCAGGCCAAAATAGACGGTATGTCCGATGATCAACTTAGGCGGGTCAACAACCGCATCCGGTTAGAGAAGGAGTACCGACAGCTGACTCAAACCCGGATGGATCGCTACCGAGCCAGGGCCGGGAAGGCGGCCGAGGAGGCTGCATTCAACACTCTGCAGAACGCAATTCAGAACGGGCTAAAGAAGGCGGCTAGCCAGGGTGGATCCGCCGCCATCAAGGGCGCCAAACGGTTCAAGAAGTAGGATTAGGACATGACTGACAACCTGTTCTTCATCGACGAGGACGAGGTCCTCGCACACCACGGCGTCAAAGGCATGAAGTGGGGCGTTCGCAAGCAGCGAGCCGCTTCCGGAGGCGCCGGTTCAACCAAGAAGCGTAAGGGGCTCTCCCGCAAGCAGAAAGCCGCTATCGCCGGCGTTCTCGGAACGGCAGCAGCCGCTGGCGCTGGATACTACCTGCACAAGTCCGGCAAGGGCAAGAAGATAGCCGCTCTGGCTAAGAAGCATGGAGCATCGGCTAAGGACTTCGCTAAAGGCAAGGGCCGTAACCTCGGTGCCCAGGCTCGTGCCAAGTCGGCGCAGGCCAAGCGGTTCGCTAAGGCTCAGTCAGCCAATGCCAAGAGTGCGGCCGAGAAGCTGAAGACCACCAAGACCACCAAGGCCGGCAAGTACGCCGAGGCCACTCGTCTCGCCGCCAATGCAGCCGCATTCAAGACTGGTAACGCGGTCAAAGGCGCCGGCTACAAGGCCAAGAACCAGGCTTGGAAGGTTGGTAATAAGGCACGCAAGGCGGCTGAGGGTGGCGTCAGCGGTGCGAAGTCTTCGGCCAAGGCTGCGGCTGGTAAGGCGGCAGGGGCGGCTAAGTCTAAGTTCGGCAAACAGGCCGCTAAGGCTCCCGGTAAGGCGCTTTCGACTCATGTTGTCCGTCCCGGTAAGGGCGTCGGCTACAGGAAGCTCGCTACCACCGGAACCAAGGTCGTGAGACCCAAAGGCGCCGCTGCTGACAAGCTCGCCAAGGCTGCTGCCGTCGGAGTTGGTACCGGCTTGGTAGGGGGCACAGTCCCGTATGCCATCCGAAAGGCCGCTAGCGGCAGTAAGCGTGGACGCTCTAGGAAGCGCCGCCGCTGACCATGCTCTCCAATACCGCTACCCCGCGATATTACGCTGAGTTCAGAGATGATGTCCTCGCCGGTCGGATTCCGATCTGCAAGGAGATCGAGATGGAGATGAACCGGATCGATGATCGGATTCGCAATCCCGGCTTTTATTACGATAGCGACGCTGTGGAGGGGTTCATCCGCTTCGCGGAAGCGGAGATGACTCTTACCGACGGATCCGATCTCCGGCTCCTCCCGAGCTTCAAGCTCTGGGCCGAGCAGATCTTCGGATGGTGGATCTTCACCGAGCGATCAGTCTACGTCCCGAACAAGACGACGGCTGGCGGACACTTCGAGAAGCGCCGGGTGAAGCAACGCCTCATCAACAAGCAGTACATCATCGTCGCCCGAGGCGGGGCAAAGTCTCTGTATGAAACCCTCCTCCAAGCCTACTTCCTAACGATCGACACGTCGACCACCCACCAGGTGACGACTGCGCCGACGATGAAGCAGGCCGAGGAGGTCATGCAGCCCTTCCGCACCGCCATCACCAGGGCCAAGGGTCCCCTGTTCGATTTCATGACTCAGGGGTCTCTCCAGAACACGACCGGTAACCGCGCGCTCAGGCAGAAGCTCGTCCCCACCAAGAAGGGGATCGAGAACTTCATGACCAACAGCCTGCTCGAGGTTCGACCCATGTCGATCGACAAGCTCCAGGGACTTCGCACCAAGATGAACACGGTGGACGAGTGGCTCTCGGGCGATATTCGTGAAGACGTGGTTGGTGCCATCGAGCAGGGCGCATCCAAGGTCGACGACTGGCTTATTCTGGCAGTGTCCTCGGAGGGCACCGTCAGGAACTCGGCCGGCGACAACATGAAGATGGAACTCCTCAACATTCTTCGAGGGGAGTACTCGGATCCCCATACTTCCATCTTCTACTACAGGCTCGACGACCTCAAGGAGGTCGGGGATCCGTCGACCTGGTTGAAGGCCCAGCCAAATCTCGGGGCTACCGTCTCCTACGAGACATATCAGCGAGACGTCGAACGGGCGGAACACGTCCCCGCGGCTAGGAATGATATCCTGGCCAAGAGGTTCGGCATTCCCATGGAGGGGTACACATACTTCTTCACCTACGAGGAGACCCTGCGGCACAACCGTCAGGACTTCTGGGGCATGCCTTGTTCCATCGGCGTCGACCTGTCGCAGGGCGATGACTTCACCGCCTTCACATTCTTGTTCCCCCTCAGCCGGGGCAGGTTTGGCGTCAAGACACGCTGCTACATTTCCGAGCGCACCATGCTGCGCCTTCCGGGAGCCACTCGTCAGAAGTACGAGGAGTTCCTACAGGAGGGCTCGCTCATGGTACTCGAGGGTACGGTTCTTGACATGATGAACGTCTACGAGGATCTCGAGGCGTTCATCGCTGACTGCGAGTACGACGTGCGCTGCCTGGGTTTCGACCCATACAACGCCAAGGAGTTCGTGACTCGCTGGGAGAACGAGAACGGACCGTTCGGCATCGAGAAAGTGATCCAGGGAGCTCGGACCGAGTCCGTGCCCCTCGGTGAGATCAAGGACATGGCAGAGGATCGAAAGCTCCTCTTCGACCAGTCCATGATGACCTTCACGATGGGGAACGCCATCACCCTGGAGGACACCAACGGGAACCGCAAGCTCCTGAAGGCCCGACGGGAGAACAAGATCGACTCGGTCGCCGCCCTGATGGACGCCTGGGTCGCTTACAAACTCAACAAGGACATGTTCGACTAGGAGGTGAAGGACATAGGACTGCGAGATAGACTACAGCACGCCTACAACGCCTTCACTGGCAGGGACATCGACCGATCGAACCTCGGTCCTTCCTATAGCGTACGGGGCGACCGGCTCGCGCTCGGATGGACGGCCGACAAGTCGATCATCTCGTCGCTGTTTAACATGATCGCCATCGACGTGTCCGCCACGCCGATCCGACATGTCGACACAGCTCAAAATGGAACGTTTGTTGGCGTTCGGCGGTCAGCCCTGAACGACTGCCTGATGCTGGAGCCCAACATCGACCAGAGCGGCCGAGCCTTCATCCAAGATGCCGTGCTGTCTCTGTTCGACGAAGGCGTCATCGCAATCGTTCCGGTCGAGTCAGACCTGGACCCGAGGACCAACAACAGCTTCGACATCAAGCAACTGCGAGTTGGGCGGATCACTCAGTGGTTCCCCGAGCAGGTCGAGGTTGAGGTCTACAACCAGGCTCGCTCAACCAAGCAACGGGTGATCCTGCCGAAGCGCACCGTCGCCATCATCGAGAATCCTCTCTATGAGGTGATGAACAAGCCGAACTCGACCCTCAAGCGACTGAGCCGCAAGCTCTCCATGCTGGACCTGGCCGACGAGAAGACGTACACCGGAAAGCTGGACATCATCATTCAGCTCCCCTATGTCGTCAAGACCGAGGCTATGCGCCAGCGGGCGGAGAACCGCATCCAGTCTATCGAGGATCAGCTCGGCAAGGGCGGACATGGGATCGCCTATACCGACGGTTCCGAGAAGATCACTCAGCTGAACCGCCCGGCGGAGAACAACCTGCTCGATCAGATCAAGTTCCTCACCGCCGAGCTCATGAGTCGACTGGGGATCTCGGAGGACGTCTTCAAGGGCACTGCGACGGAGATCGTCTGGACGCACTACTGGAACCGGGCTGTGGAGCCCGTACTCTCGGCGCTCGCCGACGGGATGAGCAAGGCCTTCCTCACGAAGACCGCGCGCACCCAAGGCCAGGCCGTGCAGTACATCCGCGACCCGTTCAAGAATGTTCCTCCGAGCCAGATCGTCACGTCCCTGGACACCATGCTCAGGGACCAGGTCATCACGCCGAACGAGGCGCGTACGAGGATCGGTCTTCCACCGTCCCCGAACGAGCAGGCGGATCAGTTGCAGAACCCGAACATCAACCCTCAGATGGGTGACACCTCCCTGGACGGCGAGGGGGATATTCCGGGCCCCAGTGGTCCTGATGTTCAGTCAGTGCTCAACATGCCGATGAGCCAAGTCAGAGGAGAAGGATGAAGTTCGACTTCAGTGGCTGGGCCACTAAGAACGACCTGACCTGCTCCGATGGGCGCACTATCAAGCATAATGCGTTCAAGGAGAATGACGGCCAGCGCGTGCCGCTTGTATGGCAGCATGGGCACAACGCCGTCGACAATGTTCTCGGGCATGCACTGCTCGAGAATCGGGATGAGGGTGTTTACGCCTACTGCGCGTTCAACGACACTCCCGGTGCGGATAACGCCAAGGAGCTCGTGAAGCACGGCGACGTCAAGGCTCTCTCGATCTACGCCAACCGCCTCGACCAGCGAGGTGGTGACGTTATTCACGGCAACATCGTCGAGGTTTCCATGGTCCTGTCTGGGGCCAACCCGGGAGCTTTGATCGACAACGTTGCTCTTGAGCACTCGGATGGTTCATGGACCGAGTCCGAGGATGAGGCCGTCATTTATTCCGGTCTTACGCTCTCGCACGATTCCGGAGAAACAACGGAGGACACAGAATCCATGGACGAAGACGAGGTTTACGACGAGGACGACCTCACGGTCGCCGATGTCCTCGAGACCCTCGACGACGATCAGCGTCTTGCTGTTGCGGCCCTTATCGAGGAGATCAGCGGTGACGTTGACGGCGATGAGGACTTCGACGAGGACGAAGAGTTCGATGAGGACTATGACGACGAAGACTACGATGAGGACGCCGAGCACGGCGACTTCGGAGGTGATACTCTGATGCATTCCAACATCTTCGAGGGCGACGCTCGACGTAACGTGGGCCCGCACCTCTCTCACGCTGACGAGGAGCAGATCTTCGCCGAGGCTCGTCAGCCCGGCATGACGCTCCGAACCGCTGTCCTGGCTCACGCAGCAGACTACGGTATCAAGAACCCGGAGCTGCTGTTCCCGGACGCCACCAACCTGGACCCGGAGCCCCAGCGCATCATGCGCGAGAACTCTTGGGTTTCCAAGGTTCTCCAGGGCGCCAAGCACTCACCTTTCTCCCGCGTCAAGACCCAGTGGTCCAACCTGACCGCTGACGACCTGCGGGCCAAGGGTTATGTCAAGGCCAGCCGCAAGAAGGACGTCGTCTACGAGGTCGCCAACCGGAAGACCGAGCCGACGACCGTTTACAACAAGACGAAGATTGACCGTGACGATGTCCTCGACATCACCACGTTCAACGTCGTTGCCTGGATGCAGCAGAACCTTCGTCTGGCCCTCGAGGAGGAGCTCGCACGCGCCGTCCTGATTGGTGACGGCCGTGAGGTGTCCAACCCCGACAAGATCAAGGAGAGCAACATCCGTCCGATCTGGAAGGATGACGAGCTGTTCTCCCACAAGGTCCTGATCGACAAGGACGCCAAGACCGCCGACATCATCGACGTGGTCCGTCGGTCCCGGAAGTTCTACAAGGGCTCAGGTTCTCCGGTCCTGTTCACCACGAACGGGTTCATCTGCGACATGCTCGAGATCAAGGACCACAACGAGCGCTACATCTACGAGACCCGGCAGGCTGTCGCCAACGCCCTGAATGTTTCGGATGTCATCGAGGTCGAGGTCATGGAGGGCGCCAAGCGCGAGGTCGGGGGTAAGACCCAGAACCTGCTCGGTATCATCGTCAACATGCAGGACTACACCCTGGGTGCTGACAAGGGTGGCGAGACCTCCTTCTTCGAGCAGTTCGACATCGACTTCAACCAGCAGAAGTACCTGCTGGAGGCTCGTTGCTCGGGCTCGCTGACGAAGTACAAGTCCGCGATCGTCATCGAGAAGGCTACGGCCTGATCCGGTCAAAATGGCAAGATTCTTCGGAAGCATAGGTTACGGACACGCCGTCGAGACAACGCCGGGAGTGTTCGAGGACAAGATCACGGAGAGGGAGTACTACGGGGACGTGAACCGTTCCCAGAAGCAGTACGACAGCGAGCCGAAGGTTCTCCAGAATCTCCGGCTCAACAATGAGATCTCTATCGTGGCCGACTCCTACGCCGAGGAGAACTTCTTCGCCATCAAGTATGTGAGATGGATGGGGGCGCGCTGGGTCGTCACAAACGTGGAGGTCCGCCGCCCCCGTCTCATCCTCAACCTCGGAGAGGTGTACAATGGCCCAACGCCTTGAGTTCCATCAGAAACTCGTCGAAGCGCTGGGCTCTAGGAACGTCTACTTCCAACCCCCGGAGTCCGTCCAGCTCACCTACCCGTGCATCGTGTACGAACGGAGTCGAGCCGACTCGAAGTTCGGGGACAACACCAATTGGATGTACACGCCGCGTTATTCGGTCACCCTCATCAGCAGGAACCCCGACGAACCGGTTCTGGATGTCCTGGCAGACATGCCTATGTCCACCTTCGAGAGGCACTTCGTCTCGCACAACCTTCATCACGACGTGTTCAACATCTACCAAGGAGTATAGATGGCAGTCCTCACATGGGACGAGACGGGCAAGAAGTTCTATGAGACTGGTGTGGACCGTGGGGTCCTCTTCCCCGTCAACCCCGCTACTGGCGCTTACAGCAAGGGTGTCGCCTGGTCGGGTCTCACCAACGTGACTGAGACCCCGTCTGGTGCGGAGCAGACCGACCTGTACGCGGACAACATCAAGTACCTCTCTCTGACCTCGGCGGAGACGTTCGAGGGCAAGATCGAGGCCTACACCTACCCGGACGAGTGGCTCCAGTGTGACGGCTCGGCCATTGTCGACAAGGTCGTCATTGGTCAGCAGGAGCGCTCCTCCTTCGGGCTGGCTTACCGCACCATCAAGGGTAACGACCAGCAGAAGAACAACTACGGCTACAAGCTGCACCTTCTGTACGGCCTGGCCGCCTCCCCCTCGGAGCGGTCCTACGGTACGATCAATGACTCCCCTGAGGCGATTACCTTCTCGTGGTCCTTCAAGGGCACCCCGGTGAACGTCACCGACCACAAGCCGACCTGTGTCGTCACCCTCGACTCCAGTGTCATCGGCAAGAACGGCATGACTGCTATCGAGAAGCTGATCTGGGGTGACGGCGCTAACGACGCCAAGCTCCCGACCCCCGACGAGGTCATCGCCGCCGTAAAGGCCGCTGCCTGACAACTCCCACGGACCCCGTGATGCGCTCCGGGGTCCGTGGTGACTCCAGGGAGGAACGAATGCTGACGATTCACGTCGTTGGGGATGAGCTCTATGACGAGGATCGTAACGAGTTCATCAACGGCTTCGAGGGTGACCTCGAGCTTGAGCATAGTCTCGTCGCTCTGTCAAAATGGGAGTCCAAATGGCACATCCCATACATCGGCAACGAGAAGCTCACCGAAGAGCAGGTCCTGGACTACATCAAATGCATGACGCTGAATGACGTCGACCCCGTCGTCTACTCGCACTTGTCCATGGACAACGTGAAACGGATCCGAGAGTACATCGAGGACTCGATGACGGCAACCACATTCGTGGAAGCTGAGGGATCCAGCCCCAGCCGAAACACTATCACGTCAGAGCTGGTCTATTACTGGATGGTCGCTCTCCAGATTCCGTTCGAGTGCCAGTACTGGCACCTTCACAGACTTCTTACGCTCATTCGAGTGTGCAACGTCAAGAACCAACCCGACAAGAAGATGTCGACCGCCGCCACGCTTCGACAGAATCAGGCTCTGAACGCGGCGAGACGGGCCAAGTACAACTCAAGAGGTTAGTATGCCTGGTGTCACTCCTCTTCTCCACGGCAAAGTTCGGGGAGAGGCCAGTCCGTTTAGTACCGTCTACATCTCTCCCAGTAATGGGGTCACTGACGCTTCGATCACCCTTGGCGCGAATCCCGAGTTCGAGCTAGACGTGCCCTTCTACGAGGGGTCCAAGGCTCTGGTACGGGTCGTCCGAAAGGATGGTTCCTCGGAGCAGAAGATGATCGACCTCAAAGAGTCCATGCCCGAGAAGGTTGTCTGGTTCAACAACCGGGCCGCTGCTGGATACGGGACGTTTGACACCGGCTGGAAGGAGATCACCTCCGGCGAAGGTGCGGGATCCTTCCAGTATCGGGTTATGGCCGGGACCGTCTACATCCGAATCAAGGGTGACGGATGGCAGGGGGCCAACTTCAACGGCCCCGTCAACACCGAGCGTCGACTTGTCGAAATTCCGAAGGCGTTCCAAGTGAAGACTCGAACCTGCTTCCCGCTCCCGAAGGGCGACGGAACCATCGACGGTTCAACCATCGAGGTTCGGCCCGACAACACGGTGGTCATGTGGATCAAGGCAGAAGGGAACAGGATCGTTCCTACGGTCTTCGCCCCCATCGAGAACTCCAACGGCTGAAAAGGTCAAAATGACTGTATCTCAATACGCAGCATCATGCGCCAGGTACTACGCCGACGTCGCGGATGTCGGCTACTCGCAGCCGGATCGCTGGACTTTCTACGAGCGGTCCGACTGGGACGGCTGGCTCATCAATCCGCCCGCCAATGCCGACTGCTCGGCTCTCGTCGCAGGCTGCTACAACCTCGCGGCTCACCACGAGTGGGGCGAGCCCTTCACCGCCGGCTATTTCCCCCGGTCGACCTGGACTGGGTCCCTTCGGGAGGAGTGTGCTCAGCGCAACTTCGCCGACATCTCGGATTCCTGGACTGGCAACGAGCCTGACGGCGGATTCGAGGTCGGCGATATCGTCTTGTCTGAGGAGGCTTCGGGCGGTAAAGGTCACGTCGCCATAGTGACGGCCCTCAACCCAACGGTTCTTTCCGAGGCATGGATCGCTGAGGATGGAAGTATCGACGGTTGGATCGGAGACCAGACTGGCAGCGAGGTCCGGTCCATATACTACAACGACCACCCTTACACCCAGTCCGCGTCCTGGACCCACTGCCTTCGCCGGCGGGACAACCACGGAGGCTCGGCTCCCTCACACGCCGAGTCATCCTCCGGGACCTCCATTCAGCAGGCCGTTCTCCGCGCTGCCGACGCCACTGGGTGCCCTTGGTGGGCCGCTCTTGGCTGCCTTAAGGTGGAGACCGGTGAGGAAGGTGCCAACATCTATGGCCACGACGCCGGAGGTGCCTGCTCGGGCTGGGGTGAGGTCACAGAGCACAATTTCAAGAACTACTTCTGGCCTATCGTCTCTGAGTGGGGCACCTCGAACGGCGTCGGTCCGCTCCAGGTCACCTACAACGGGTATTTCATCAACGATCCCGACCGAGCCTGGTGGGACCCACAGAAGTCGGCTGAGGTCGGCTGCTCCATCCTCAAGGGCCTCATCGACGCCGAGGGTGATTCCTACGAGGACCTTCGCCGTGTGGGATCTCGCTACAACTCCGGGACCATGTATGGGTCCTACGAAGCGTACGGCGTGCCTTTCTCCGACGCATGCCGCTACTGGTACAACAAAGGCCGTCCGTCTCAGGGCACGAGCGACGGCGGAGAGGAACTCGAAGTGTCATACGCAACCGATCTGCTTTCTGAGATTAAGGACCGCCTTGTCGAGGTCTCCGACCAGACTGGTGCTGGCATCGCCGGTCGTCGTTTCGACGGCCCCATCGTTGGTTGGCTGAAGGACATCTCCTACAAGCAGGACCTGATCCTGAAGGCGCTCAACGAGGCCAAGCCGAAGTCTGACGAGGGCAAGTGAGGCCATCGTGCCTTACTGTCACGTCAAAGGAGACATTCCCCCGTTCGCCACACTAACCGTCGATCCCGATGACGGTCCCACCTTTGTTGATACTGCCGGAGAGAACGGTAAGATCGACGGTATGGTGTGGTTCTTCCGAAGCACCAACGCTCGTCTCTTCCTGGATGACCAGGGATGGCCCGCCACCAAGACGGTAACTCTGAGCGAGGACAACGTCGTCGACGTTACCCTCAAGACTAACCGCCCTGCTGGTGGCGGAGTCGGGGGTAACGGGAATGTCCTGATCCTCGGTCGTGAGGAGCAGGTGCCGGCAGGTACTCCTCCGAATACGGTTATCGTACGAAAGGTCTGATCATGGCGTCTCCCATTAAGGGTATCGCGGTCTCCAAGAACCAGGACGAGAAACTCAACGTTCCGTCAGCTGTTGGGGACTGGGCGCTGCTCGTAGTGGGCGGTCAACTCAACCACATGCAGGATTGCACGCCTGCTGGTTGGACCGGAAAGTATGCCCATGGCGAGGACATCCGGTCTTGTACCGTGGCCGTCAAAATGGTTGCAGATCCTTCCGATACGCGGAACATCGTATGGAAGTCCCCGGACCCGGCTCACAACGGACGGCACGTTGCGGTACTCATGGTATTCGACGGCGCCAAAGTCAAGAGCTTGGTTCCGGGTACACCAGGCAAGAGTGCCGACGATTGGAAGAACGGACCATTTCCTCAGATTACAGGGTTCGTGCAGCATGATGTAAACACCGCCCCTGTAGCGACTTTCCCGCCAAACGTCGAGTCGTTGACTAACGGTGCCTGGGGTAAGGACACAAAGCTGTCCTGGTCGTCAATCGTCGTCGGATACGCTCAGTCGGCGTACGCGCCGCCAAGCGATACCGGTGTAAAAACCCTCTTTGGCGTCGACGTCAGGCTTCAAGAGCAGAATGACTCGCTCGATCCAACTCTCGCCGACGGATCCAGGATTGGTGTCAATGTGTGGGACGGGACTCGGGAGACCCCGACACTCACGATGCGCGCAATTCCCGAGGGCGCCAAGACGATCTCGGAGCTCCTCACGATTCCGCACTTCATTGTGGGGCATCGTGGCGGCTCCCAGTCCTGGCCCGAGCACACTGAGATCGGGTACACCCAGGCGGTCGACTACCACGCTCACGCGCTGGAATTTTCGGCCGCTCGGAGCAAGGACGGCGTCTGGTTCGGCTGCCACGATAAGAGTCTGTCGCGTCTCGTTCCGGAGCTGACCAAGAACGCCGACGAGTATACATGGGCGGAGATCAAGGCCGCGGCGTCGAAGACCCAGTACATGCCGGCGACGATCGATTGGCTGATGGACACGTACTCCAAGAGTCACGTCATCGTCTTCGATCCGAAGCATAAACTAGGTGAGTGGCAGACCGTTTGCGACATGTTCAAGGGCATGGAGCAGAAGGTCATACTCAAGTCCTACGGAGACTCCAAGTGGGCGTTCGACGGAATGCGAGCACGCGGATTCAAGACCTGGGGGTATGCGTACGCCTCGGACACAACCAAGGAATGGTATCCGAACTTCCTCGCGGGGAAGGTCTGCGATATTCTGTCCATGGAGTTCAATGCGCCACAGACCACATGGGATGCCCTGAAGGCTTCAGGTCTCCCGACGGTTGCGCATATTCCCGCTGACGCCGAGCAACTCAAGACAGGATGGTCTCGAGGAGCGATGGGCGCCATCGTGTCAGGTATCGCGGCCGCCTGTGAGAGGGCCGCATGAGCCCGGCGTTCACGCTGGAGATGGATTCGAGGATGGACACGGGGAAGTGGCTCGAGAGACTCAAAGAGGGCCGCTTCTTCGATTTCCTCGATGACTGCGGACAGGCCGGGGTGGCTGCATTAGCTGCCGCTACTCCGGTCAGGTCCGGTTACACTGCATCCAGCTGGTCTTATGAGATCAAGCGGAGCAGAAACCGAGTCTCGCTGGTCTGGAACAACTCCCACGTGGAGCAGGGTGTCCCGATCGCAGTCATATTGCAATACGGGCATGGCACCAGGACCGGTGGCTATGTCCAGGGCGTGGATTATATAAATCCGGCGCTCAGGCCTATATTCGACAGCATCGTCAAGCAGCTTGAAAGCGCGGTGAGAGGCTAGTGGCGTCAATCGAGGAGCGGGTAGTCGCTCTTAAGTTCAACAACGGCCAATTCATGAATGGGGTTCAGGACTCCCTCAACGGAGTCAAGAAGCTCGAGGAGGGATTGGCATTTCGAGGCGGCGTTGAGGGGATCAATCAGGTCTCGGCAGCCGCCAAGAACCTTAATTTCTCGGAGGCCCAGGCGGGTATTGCCGAGACTACGAGCAAATTCTCGACTCTCCAGTCGATTGCTTTCGGCGCACTCGCCAGCATCGGTGGAAAGATCGCAGAAGTCGGCTCCTCGATGCTCTCGAGCTTCACGGTTCAGCCCCTTATCGATGGTATGAAGGAGTACGAGCTCCAGCTCAACTCAGTTCAGACCATTCTCGCCAACACTGCCCAGAAGGGCGAGACGATCCAGACCGTTAACGCGGCTCTGGACCAGTTGAACACTTACGCGGACCAGACCATCTATAACTTCGGTGAGATGACGTCCAACATCGGTAAGTTCACCGCTGCCGGTATTGGTCTGGATGACTCGGTCGCATCGATTAAGGGTCTGGCGAACTGGGCAGCAGTCGCCGGTGCCAACTCAGAGGCCACCTCGAGGGCTATGTACCAGCTGTCGCAGGCTATGGCCGCGGGAACAGTGAAGCTTCAGGACTGGATGTCCCTGGAGAACGCCGGTATCGCTACCAAGCAGTTCCAAGACCAGCTGATCCAGACTGCCAAGATCCACGGCAAGAACGTCGACGAGATGATCGCCAAGAATGGTTCGTTCAGACTCTCCCTGCAAGAGGGCTGGCTGGACCAGGAGATCATGATGGAGACTCTGAAGCAGATGGCTGGCGAGTACTCCGACGAGCAGCTGCTCTCCATGGGTTACACCGAGGAGCAGATCGCTCAGATCCAGGAACTGGCCAAGACTGGTATGTCAGCGGCTCAGGACATCAAGACGTTCTCTCAGTTGATGGGCGTTATCGGTGAGGAGCTGGGTTCGTCCTGGGCTCAGTCGTTCCGAATCATATTCGGTGACTTCGAGCAGGCCAAGGAACTGTGGTCCAAGGTCGGCGCCTTCCTCACGGGTCCGAGCGGCGTCATCACTCAGATGGGCAACGCCCGAAACGCCCTTCTCCAGGGCTGGGCTGACCTCGGTGGTAGGGAGAAGGTCCTCGAGGGCCTCGCCTCTCTGTTCCACGCCATGTGGGATCCGCTCCAGCGCATCGGTCAGGCGTTCTCGCAGGTCTTTAGCGGCCCGTCCGCTGAGGGTCTTTACGCGATGTCCGAGGCGTTCGCTAACTTCATGGCCAAGCTGGTCCCCAGCGAGTCCACTATCGAGTCGATCGGCCTGTACTTCGAGTCGTTCTTCCGGATCGTCAAAATAGGTGTACTGGTCCTCACAGACTTCGCCAAGGTGATCGGATGGATCGCCGGCGGAGCGCTCAGGGGACTGGGCGCCATCATTTCCAACCTGACCGGGCACACCGCAGGATGGTCCTCGACACTCAGGGATCATATTGCGGCTGTTCAGGAGTGGTATGACAGCCTGAATGTCGCCGAGAACGTCATCAAGGCCATCACCTGGACGGGCGCCGGCTTGAAGCGTATCTGGAGCAACTTCTCCGAGGGGTTCCACGACGAGATCACACCTAGTCTCAGGCGCCTCAGGGAGGCCTGGGACGGTCTGTGGGAGGCTCTGAAGTCTGCGGGATCCGGGATCAAGGAAGCCATCGTTGGACCCTTCCGGGAGCTCAAGGAGAGCGCCCAGGAAGTCGGTCAGGCGCTCGGTATCGCCAGCGATTCCACGGATGAGGCCGGCGAGACAGCCGAGGCGAACGAATCCAAGTTCACCAAGCTCAAGAACAAGATCGTCGACCTCTTCGAGTCCGCCTTTAAGAAGTCCTACTTCTGGGGGCAGCACCTGGCCGACCATCTTATTCCAGCGATCGACAAGCTCACCAGCTTTATCAACTGGCTAACCGAGTGCATCAACAAGCAGGCCATCGTCGTTAGCGACTGGTTGACTCCTAAGATGGAGCGACTGGCTGCATTATACGACGAGGTGTCCACCAAGTTCAGCGAGTGGGCTGAGGCCATGCAGAATGGACCCGATATTGCCTGGTTGTCGTCCCTCGGCGGCATTCTGTCGTCGTTCGGAGCTGGTGTCTGGGGTGTCCTCAAGAATCTGGCAACGCTGAATTTCAACTTCGACGTCCAGCCGTTCAAGAAGGCGTTCAGTGACCTCAAGACGCTCATGGGTGAGTACGCCGAGTCTGTCAAGTACGGCTGGAATATCACCAAGGAGTTCATCGCCAACCTTGAGCTCAAAGACAAGGCTACGTCTGGCTGGCATAACTTCGTCAAGCTAATCCACGGTATCGGCAAGGTTCTGTCCACGGTTGGCCACTACGCAGTCATCGCCGCCAAGGCTCTCATCGAGCCGTTCAAGGGCGCATTTGCCGAGCTCAAGAACATGGCCGACAACGGCGACTACGGAGGCATATTCGACGCCATCCTCAAGACGGGCGCTCTGGTTACATTCCTCGCAATTGCCCGGAATGTTATCAACACCTTCAAGGAGTGGGGCAAAGCCGGATCCAACTTCGCTGGAATCCTTGGCAGTGTCAAGGACGTCATCGACGGGTTCAAGGAGTCGATGGAGGCTACGACCAACAAGGTCAAGGCTACCACTATCCTTATTCTTGCCGGTGCCGTTCTCGTTCTGGCCGCTGCACTCTGGGTTGTTGCCCAGATCCCGGCTGGTAGGATTGTAGCCGCTGGTGCTGCTCTATATTTCATGTTCAACATGCTGAAGAAGGCGGAGGACCAACTGGAATCCTCCGGCGAAGGCAAGGACATGAAGGGGCTCACCAAGCGAATGCTGGCGCTGGTCGTGTTGGCTGGAGTCGCGCTCCTCCTGGGCAAGGCTCTGAACAACATCGGTACCATGTCCTGGGACGATATCCTCAAGGGGACTATCGGTCTCTTCGCCGTCATAAAGATGCTCTTGATGATGGCCGATACGACTACCAAGAAGAACAAGGATATCCTAGCGTTCGCCGCCACAGCAATTCCGCTAGGCATTGGCGTAATGCTCCTTGCTTACGCGGTCAAACCACTCGGCGAGATGAGCGCTTCCGACCTTGCTCAGGGCGTTCTGGCACTTGGTCTTATCATGAAGATGATGACCATGATGTCGGAGATGGGTACGGTCAAGGTCAAGAAGGCCTCGGCATTTGCGTTCCTTGCTCTGGCATTTACCATGCGCCAGATCGCGAAGGTTCTGACTGAGATCGGTGAACTGTCCTGGGGCGACACGATCAAGGGTATTCTCGCCATGGATATTTGTCTGGCATCCTTGGCCTTCACGGTGCAAAGGCTCGACAAGTTCGGTGGCGGCAAGTCTCTTGTCGGGGCTTTGACAATTCTTGTCTTGGCAGCAACGCTCAAGCTCATCGCCAGCGATATCGAGAGCTTCGCCTCCATGCCATGGGGTGACTACCTCAAGGGTCTGGTCATGATGGCAGCCGCTCTGGCCGTTCTCGTTGGAATCAGCTCCATCGGCGGGGGAAGCCTCGGCGGTGCTGCTGGACTCTTCCTGACTGTGACCGCTCTGGCTCTCCTGGCGCCTGTAATGAGGATGCTGGGTGAGATGGATTGGGCTACGGCGGGCAAGGGTATCGCTATCATGGCGCTGGGGCTGGCTGCTCTGGTGGCCGTCGGATATGTTGCCGAGTTCGCTGCAGTCGGTCTACTTGCACTGGGCGGCGCCATCCTGATGATCGGTATGGGTGTCGGTCTAGCGACCGAGGGTATCGCCAAATTGGTTGATGCCATTGCGAACCTGTCGACCTCGGGCGCCGATGGTGTCCAGACATTCCTCGCGGCCGTCGACGGCTTCATCGAGAGAATGCCTGCGATGGGTACAGCGCTCGGCGAGGGCTTCATCAACTTCATGCAGGTACTCATCGACAATTCTGGCACTATCGTCGAGTACCTCAAGCTTATCCTGACGTCTGGCGCTCAGGCTATGATTGAGTCTATCCCGACGTTCGTTCAGCTCATGACCACGATCCTCCTGGCGATCATCCAGGTCATATACGACAACGCCCAGGCTCTGATCGACTGCGCCATATTCTTGATCCTGACCTTGTCACAGGCCCTCATTGATAACATGCCGCAGTTGGTCCAGAGAGGCTCTGATGTGCTCATATCCTTCTTGGATGGTCTGAGTCAGAAGATCCCCGAGATCGGCCAGAAGGCTACGGACTGTATCGTGGCATTCATCACCAGTCTCGGCGACGAGATGCCCCGAATCACCGATGCAGCGGCCAAGACCGTCATCAAGTTCATAAACGGACTTGCAGACGCGATCGAGAACAATTCCGAGGCCATGGCTCAGGCGGGCGTTCGACTCATCAGTGCCATAATCAGGGGTATCGGCACCGGCATCAGGACTCTCGTATCCACGGGCGTTGCGCAGATGAAGAACGCTGGTATTCAGCTGGTCAACGGCCTCAAGAATGCGATCACCGAAAAGCTCTCCTCCATCGCCAGTGCGGTCACGAGCATGGGTAGTACCGTTGTTTCGAAGGTCAAAGCGGCGTTCGGCATTCATTCTCCTTCGAGGGTGATGTACGAGATCGGTGATTTCCTGATGCAGGGTCTTGCGAACGGTATCACCGAGAACACTGAGCAGGGTATTACGGCGGCATCCACCATGGCCCAGGACACCGTGGACGCGTTCTCCAAGGGCTTCGGTAACACGAAGGATATTTGGAACAACGCATTCGGAGAGAACGCCGATCCGACGATCAAGCCGGTTCTAGACCTCTCGCAGGTCGAGGAGCAGGCAGACCGCATCGACGAACTCTTCCCTCAGGAGGAGATCACCAGTACTCTCGCGTCGACGGCAACCGCCAACCTCGCGGGACGAGTCGCAGGGAGCGCTCTTACGAAGTCGGATAACAACGCCGCCACCAGCGAGACGTACAACCAGGGCACAAGTCTCGTGTTCAACCAGTACAACAACTCGCCGAAGGCGTTGTCCGAGGCGGAAATCTACCGCCAGACTCGTAACCAGATCGAGCAGGTGAAGGGAGCCATGTACGAGCTATGATTGAGTCAATCGAGTTTCTTACGTACCGACAGCAACGCGTCGTTCTTCCTCTGAGGGATCCTTGGGGGATAGGCGTGGCTGTCAAATCCGTTGACGGCCTGTCGGCTACGAAGGCCTCGATCAACACGACCGAACTGGCTCTTACGGATGTGGCTATATTCAACGGTGCGAGGGCGGGAATGAGGAACCTCAAGATCAAACTCGCGCCGTTGCCCATGCCTGACATCGAGACCAGCAGGCAGCGCATATACTCCTGGTTTCAGATCAAGCAGCTCATGACTGTGTACATCAACACGGACAAGCGCAGGGTCAAGACCGAGGGGTATGTCGAGACCGTTGAGGCGGACATATTCTCGAAGGAGCAGGAGATCAACATCTCCCTCCTGTGTCCGGATGCCTATTGGCATGATGCAGACACCAGCATCGACAAGAACCTTGAATGGTCCAGGGAGATCCCATCTTTCGAGTTTGACTTCATGGATCAGCCGTCTCCGTCATTGGAGTTCAGCAAGGACCGCGGTCTATTGTCCGCCACGATAGATTACGAGGGCGATGTGGAGACCGGGTTCACCATGGTTTTCACGTTCCGTCCAGGGGCCAAGCTTCCTATCACGGTGACCGAGACATTCTCCGGCGACCAGTTCAAACTCACTGGGGCATTTCTCGACAAGACTTACTACAAGGTCGATCCCATCGTGGGTGGCGACATCGTCACGGTCAATTCTAGGACAGGGCGCAAGTCCATCATCCGGAATCGAGGCGGGCGAAAGGATAAGTTCATAGCGGCGCTGGATCGTAACTCAGACTGGTTGAAACTCAGACCGGGCGTCAACGAGTTCCAGATCGCTATGAATGATCCGAATCTCACGGACGTATATTTCTCGACCGACGTTCTCTTCCAGGGGGTGTGACATGTATCTTGCGGTTCTCGATGAATCCATGATTCTCCAGCATATTTGCGAGGACTACAAGTCCATCATCTGGACTGAGCGGTTCCACGGCTTCGGCGATTTCAAGCTCACGGTTCCCGGAACCCTGGAGAACCTGCAGATCTATCAGCTCGACTACTACCTGTACACCAAGGGCACGAACAAGCTCATGATTATCGAGCAGATCGAGCTCAATACCGAGTACAGCAAGCAGTCGCTGCTGACGGTCAGCGGTCGCAGTCTCGAGTCTATATTGGACCGACGGGTCATGCACCCTTATCCGATTTGGGAGGGCACCATCCTCTGTAAGGAGGAGCGAACCCGAGGTAGGGTCAAGGATGTGGTCAAACACTACAGCAACCTGCTCTTCAAGCAGCGGGACTCTCTTGATACGTCACACGAGCGCCATGTAAAAGGCTTCGGATGGTATTCGGTCGACGAGCTGCCAGAGGGGATTCGGCGGGGGCGCCCCGTTTCATCGTTGGATATTGGCAACATCAAAGTTAGTAGCGATGGACCCGTCCGCGATATGAGGATACGAAATGCGTCCGGTTGGTCGGCCTATCCGGATTACGATAAGGATCCCTACAGTATGGAAGGTTCCTGGTACAAGGTAGTCCAAGAGCTGACGGATCTGACCATGTCAGGCTGGGCTATTGAGTACGACGGAGAGGACCCATACTATTGGTACGGATACACCTACAACGGCGTAAACCGAACATTCAACCAGGGCGAACGACCACCGGTAGTATTCTCTCCGAAGTATGACAACCTATCCAAGGCCACCTACTTCAAGTCCAAAGTCGGTACG